CCACCACTACCGCCGCATATATCGCAGCAAAGATTGCGTTTGGTGATCCTAATAATCCGTGGAAAGTTCTAGTATTGGCGAATAAACAAACATTAGCACAAGAATTTTTAAAAAAGATAAAAGATTTTTTAGATCAGATACCCGCATGGGTATGGGGCGTTGGTGAGGGAGACTCTTACTTATCCATTGAGGCAAAAGGGCATATTAAAACCAAAGATACACAATGTGAGGTAAAAGCATTAGCAACTTCTAAAGATGCGTTAAGGGGGTATACACCCACATTTTTAATTATGGACGAAGCTGCGTTTATCGATAATGGTGCTGAGGTATTTGGTGCTGCATTAACATCATTAGGTACGGGTGGTAAAGTAACTCTAATTTCCACACCTAATGGGCAAGACGCATTATATTATAAAACATACGATGGTGCAAAACAAGGTGATAATAATTTCAATATAATTGAAATGAGGTGGCATGAAGATATAAGATATAACAGAGGTTTAAGGTGGTTAAGAGGGGAAGATGAGGTAATTGAATGTGAAACAGTGGGGAGAGAAACATTAAGATGGGAATATAGTGGTAAAACATACGAAACCAATAGTATAGATATAGAAGATTATAGTGTAATGGTTAATGATGGATGGAAAGGTTCTTCTCCGTGGTATGAAGAAATGTGTAGAGATATGAACGGAGATAAAAAACAAATAGCACAAGAATTAGATGTATCTTTTGTTTCTTCTGGGGGTAATGTTATAGATGATGAATACATAGAATTTCAAGAACAAAACAATGTAAAAGAACCAAAATATAAGGCAGAGATGGAAAAATCAATGTGGATTTGGAAAGAGCCCGAAGAAGGACATAAATATATTATGGGTGTAGATGTATCTAGAGGTGATGGTAAAGATAGTTCTACTATAGTTATTTTAGATTTTGATGGTTTAGAACAAGTGGCAGAATTCAAATATAAACTTCCACCAGATTTGTTAGCAGAAATAGTTTATAAATATGGTAATTTATATAACGCATATACTGTAGTAGATATTACAGGTGGTATGGGAGTTTCTACAGTTATGAAATTGTTAGAAATGGATTATAAACATTTACATTATGATGATCCTAAGAGTAGAAAATTAAGTGAAAAATATGCTAAGACATTATATAAACAAGGTGATAAAGTACCTGGTTTTAATGTAGGGAGTAGTAGACTTCAAATGGTTAGTGATATGGAAGAACACATTAGAGAAAATAAAACAATAATAAGATCAGTAAGGTTAATATCAGAATTAAAAACATTTGTATATAGAAATGGTAGACCAGATCATATGGATGGTTATCATGACGATATAATTATGGCATTAGCAATGCCAATATTTGTGGTACAAACTACTTTTAAGAAACTAAAACAGATAGAAAACCAAACTAGGGCAATGTTAGATAGTTGGACTACTGTGAGTAATAGTAGTAATAAAATCACACCTAAACAAACACATGTAAATCCATTTTATAGTAATACCCCAACATATGAACCTAAACAAAATAATGGAAATAACGATAATGGCGAATATAATTGGTTATTTGGTATAAAGTAATATTTAGTTTTTACTAGATATTTATTATAATAGTAAAAAGATATTTAATAAAATGGCAAGAAAAACAGTATTTCAACAGTTAAGTGACTTATTCGGACCTGAAAGAAAACAGGCGGAAAGTAAATCTAGATATTCTATTAATGATAAAGAGTTACTAAAAACTCAATCAAAAGAAGAATATGATTATGAGTTACTACAAAAACAACAAGACGCTTATTTAGCGAATCAATGGAAAAAAGTTGATAATGAGATATATCAACACTCAATATATTACGAAACTACGCGATTAGCATCTTATGCAGATTTTGAGGGAATGGAATTCTTTCCTGAAATTGCAGCAGCTTTAGATATATTTATGGAAGAATCTACCACACCTAATGGGGATGGTAAAATATTAAATATTTTTTCAGAAAGTAAAAGAGTTAGAAGAATATTACAAGATTTATTCTTCAATAGATTAGATATACATACTAATTTACCTATGTGGGTTAGAAACACTTGTAAATATGGTGATAACTTCTTATACCTATCAATCGATAGTGAAAATGGGGTACAAAGTGTAAAACAATTACCTAATATTGAAATAACTCGTAAAGAGAATGATGGGTTTGGTGAAAACTCTAATTTATCAACTGAAGATAAATTTAACCCAGTTAAATTTGTTTGGGGACAAAAAGATATGGAATTTAATGCATGGCAAATAGCACATTTTAGATTATTAGGTGACGATAGAAGATTACCTTATGGTACATCTATCTTAGAAAAAGCAAGAAGAATATGGAAACAATTATTACTTTCAGAAGATGCAATGTTAATATATAGAGTAACAAGAGCACCAGAAAGAAGAATATTTAAAATATTTGTTGGGAACATTGATGAAAAAGATGTACCAGCATATGTTAATAAGATTGCAGATAACTTTAAAAGAAGTCCTGTTATCGACCAACAAACTGGACAGATAGATACAAGATACAATCAAATGGCACAAGATCAAGATTATTTTGTACCAGTGAGAGATCAGAACGCACCTAGTCCAATAGATACTTTACCAGGTGCAACTAATCTATCCGAAATTGCTGATATCCAATTTTTACAAAAGAAACTGTTTACGGCATTAAGAGTACCAAAACCATTCTTAGGTTTTGAAGAAGTGACAGGAGAAGGTAAAAACTTAGCATTACAAGATATTAGATTTTCTAGAACAATTAATAGGGTACAACAAGCAATTATACAAGAATTAAATAAAATTGCAATTATACATCTTTATATCTTAGGTTTAGAGGATGAATTAGAAAATTTTACTTTAACACTTAATAACCCATCTACACAAGCGGAAATGTTAAAAATAGAACAAACTCAGTTAAAGGTTACTTTATATAAAGATGCAGTAGCGGATGCAGGTAATGGGTTTGGGGCATATTCTATGACGAGAGCAAAGAGAGATATATTAGGAATGTCCGAAGAAGAAATACGTAATGATTTAGAACAACAAAGAATGGAGAAAGCAGCTAGTGCAGAAATGGAACAAACTTCTACTGTAATTAAGAAAACAGGTATCTTTGATAGAGTTGATACATTATATGGTGACCCAATGGGTGCTGAAGGAGAATCTGGAGGTGACGCAGCAGGAGGTGATATGGGTGGAGACACTGGTGGTGATGACTTCGGAGGTGGATCTGACTTTGGTGCAGACTTAGCTGGCGGTATGGATGATGCTGCGGCTACTGACGCAGGTGGAGAAGCGGCAGCGGCTGAAGCAAGCGCAGCAGTAGAATCAATAGACAAAAAAGAAAATTTATTATTAGAAGAAAAACAACAAAAAATTCTAAATGATAAAGTTAAAAAATATCAGAATATGTACTTTAAAAGACTTATGGAAAGTATAGATGAAGATGAAAAAGTTTTTAATGTTGAGAATTTAGATGATGAAGTTAATACTATAAATTCTAAAATAGAAGAAATGTCTAAAGAAATTGATAGTATTATTGATAATGAAGAAAAGTAAACTTTTTATTAAATCTTAATATTTATAAATAAACAAAAGAATATGACTAATTTTGGATACATAAAAGATACTTTTAATAATATTTTATCAGAATCAATTTTAAATAAAAATGAAGAAGGTAAAAAATTATTCAAAAAATACGTACAAACATTAAAAGAGGATGTTAACTTAAAAAAAGAATATCTTATATATAAGAACTTAACTACTAAAAAATTTACTTCAGAATCAGACGCTAAAGATTATATTAAGGAGAATATATCTTTATTAAAAGATAATAACCCATCAAAAGGGCTTAATAAATTAAATAAAATTTTAGGTGATAAAGAAATAGTTAAAGAAAATAAAGAAATATATTCTCATATTAATATATTACGTAATACCACTAAAACACCTACCAACATCGAGAGAATACAAGAATCAATTAATTTCTTTAAAGAAAGAATGTTAAAAGAAGAAACTAAAGTAGAATCACAATATGATGTTGCAGGTGTACCACCTTCAGTATTAACAAAATTAGCAGTTAATAAATTTAACTCTAAATATGAAAATATTACTGAAGAAGAAAAGAAAATTATCAAAAATGTTCTTAACAGTAACGATGAAGAAAAAGAAGAAACTTATTCTTCATTAAAAAATGAATGTATAGACATTATTGATAATCGTCTAAGTGAAAATACAGATTTAGACTTAAAAGACAAACTTTTAAAAGTAAAAGATAAATTATTAAGAATGTCTTTTAATAAAGAAACTTTCCCAACAGATATTGATAGTATATATAATCTAAAAAATTCTGTAACAGAATAATCTATTTAAACCCACTAAACAGTGGGTTTTTTTATGCATAGTTTGACATCATTGATAAAAATGATTATCTTTGTATTAAAATAACATAAAAGAAATTGACTATGAATGAAACGAGGAAAAGAATTAAAATTAGATTTAAACCCAAATTATAAAATAAAAGTTGGGACAGTAGATAATAAAAATCCAAAAACAATATACATAAATCTCTCCGCTTGGGGACAATTAAAAAAATACGATATAGATTTAAACTATGAAAATGTAATTAATAAAATTAGAACTAGAATTAAACATAAAATCAATAGTTATAATTTAAATGAATTTCATAGAGGTAAATATATCGTAGATTTAGATATGAGATCATCAGGTATAAAACCAACAAAAAGAAGTTTTATGTCTTGTGAAATAACATTATTCCAAAAAGAACCTATTCCTGTTAACAATCCTACAATAGTAAATTCTTCTACACAAATAATAGAAGATGTTATAAAAGATTGTTTAGATACAGATACCCACTTTACTTTTTATAAAACTAAAAACTAAATTTTTTTGTAATAAAGGTATATTTATATGTAAAGTATATCTATATTATGGAAATTTTAAAAAACAATGAGTTAAATAAAAAAGGTATCTTAGTAGAATATGATGCGGGATACATCTCTCCTAAAGATAATAGACATTTCATTAACGAAATAAATAAACTAACTAAAGGTGGACAAATAGTCGAAGATCCTTTAGTTGTTTATGCAGTAATGCAAAAATATGATGTGGAGAATAGAAACGGTAGAGTATATCCTGAAAAAATACTTAAAAAAGAATCTGAAAACTATATGAAACTTATTGAAGAAAAAAGAGCTATGGGTGAAGCGGATCATCCAGATTCTTCAATAGTAGCTATCAGTAGAATTTCTCATAATGTGACAGAACTATGGTGGGAAGGTAATGTTCTAATGGGTAAATTAGAAATTATTATGTCACCAGGATTTGTAACACAAGGTATAATATCATGTGAAGGTGATCAAGTAGCAAATCTTTTAAGAAAAGGTTTAAAAATAGGTGTATCATCGAGAGGTGTCGGTTCATTGAAAAAAGAAAACGGTAAAAATATTGTACAAGATGACTTTGAATTAATATGTTGGGATGTGGTAACATCACCATCAACACCGGGTTCTTGGATATATAATGAATCACCTTCTAAAGAACAACAGATGTCTGAATCAAAAGAGAATAAAGATAAAGATTTACTTATCGATTCATTAGATAATTTTTTATCAGATTAATTTCACAATAAATCCACACTTTTATCATTTTTTGCATATTTATAAAAAAATGGCACTTTATAGTGCTGCATTTTTTATTATAATAACAAAATGTAAAAAAAACAAAAATTTACAATGGCTACAAAAAGAAAATCAATCATCGAAGAGGCTTTGTTAGAAGCAAAGTCTTTAGAGGATGCCTTAAAAGCCAATACGAAAGAAATGCTTGCTTCACATATGAAACAAGAAATTGAGAACATCGTTGAGTCGTCTTTAAATGAGGAAGACGAAGAAGTTGAAGAAATCGATGTGGAAGGATCCGATGAAGAAATGGAAGAAATGCCAGCATTAGATGCTGGAAATGACTCAGAAGAGTCAGAATTAATGGATTTAGATATCGATCTTGACGCTTTAGCGGGAGACGATGATGAAGAAGTTGAATTAGATGTTGTTGAATTACCCGCAGAATTAGATATGGGTGATGAAGAAGAATTAGATTTAACTGGTGCATCAGACGAAGAAGTAATCGCAGTATTTAAGAAAATGAGCGATGAAGACGAAGTTGAAGTTGTTAAAGACGCTGACGGAATCCACTTAACAGATAACGAAACCGGTGCAGAATACTACATCAAAGAAGGTGACGAACATTATGAAGAATCTTATGACAAAATGGACGAAAAGTCTGATTGTATGAAAGAGGAAGCAGGATGTGGCAAGAAATATGAAGGTCACGATCATATGGACGAAGAAGTAATGTACGAAATCGAACTTTCTGAAGAACAACCTTATGGAGGTAATAAAGGAGACGAATCTAAAAGTCGTAGAGATTACATGGAAGAAGGTAAATATGGCGGCAATAAAGGAGACGAATCTAGAAGCCACAGAGACTATATGGAAGAAGGTGATGACATGTATGAAGGTCATTATGGTGGTAACAAAGGCGATGAGTCTAGAAGCCACAGAGACTATATGGAAGAAGGTGATGACATGTATGAAGGAAAATATGGCGGCAATAAAGGCGATGAGTCTAGAAGTCATAGAGATTACATGGAAGAAGGTGATGATATGTATGAAGGAAAATATGGCGGCAATAAAGGCGATGAGTCTAGAAGTCATAGAGATTACATGGAAGAAGATGAAGAAATAGTAGATTTAGATGTTTCTGAAGGTGATGGCGCAATCGAAGAAGACAAACTTAAAAGACACCAATCAACTGGTTACCAAAGATATAGTGGTGCCAAAGCTGGGTCGGATCAAGCAAGTCCTTACGGTGGTGTATCAGAATCTAGAAAAAGAAGAACACCTAAAAATGTACAAAAAGTATCGGAATCAAAAATTATGAAGGAATACAAAGAGTTAAAATCCAAAAACGAAGAGTATAAAGGAGCACTTAAAGTATTCAAGAATAAATTAAACGAAGTTGCTTTATTCAACACAAATTTAGCATACGTAAATAGATTATTCACTGAACATTCTACAACCAAATCAGAAAAGATGGAAATCTTAAAAAGATTTGATAATGCAGAAACTATTAAGGAATCTAAATCTATCTACAAATCAGTAAAAAGTGAGTTAGATTCTAAGTCACCAATTACAGAATCTGTAGAGAATAAAGTAAATAAGACTGTTAAGTCTTCTAAATCGGATTTAAATGAATCTACTGCATATGTAGATCCACAAATAACTGCGATTAAAGATTTGATGAGAAAATTATCATAAAAAAAATAACAATAACAAAACAATAAAAAACTCAAAAAATGGGACATTTATTAAATTCAGGTGAAGTTGGAAATATCGGACTAGAACACTTGAAACAAATCAGATCTAAAACCATCGGAAAATGGGATTCTTTAGGATTCTTAGAAGGTTTAAAAGGTCACGTAAAAGAGAACATCGCTCAGTTATACGAAAACCAAGCTTCAGCTTTATTAACAGAAGCTACAGATGCTGGTTCATCTGGTTCTTTCGAAACTGTAGTTTTCCCTATCGTAAGAAGGGTATTCTCAAAATTATTGGCTAACGATATCGTATCGGTACAGGCGATGAACATGCCAATTGGAAAATTATTTTACTTTGTACCAAAAACAACTGGAAGAAATCACAATCCTTTAAATGGTAACGCAACTAACGGTTCATTACCAGAATGTGTATTCAGTTCTTGTAGCGGAAATGCCGTTTCAGAATTCTTACAAAAATCATTATATGATGTATTCTATAATGACGGTATGTTTGACGCATCTAAAGGTACTGCAACTGTACAAGTAGCTGAAGGTTACGGTGCAATTGTAAGTGCTAACGGTGAAACTGTTGTTACTGCATTTGCAGACCAACCAGTTGCTGCTGACGGATCAATCAGAAGTCTTTCTATGTGTATTTCTGGATTCACAACTGCTGGAGCTGGAAGATTAACTGGACCTGACGGAAACGAAATGGATACAGAATCTTTCTTAGCATCATTAAGAATTGTTGCTGACGGTCCTGTAGTTGACCCAGCTGGTGATACATTTATCGCGGCAGGTGCTTCAATTCCATTTAACGTAACTGCACAGAAATACGGAAGAGGTATCGTTGATTATAATGATATCTGTAATCCTGATGGATGTTTATTAGTAACTTTAGATTTAACTACACCTGCGTGTGTTAGTTGTTCTGGAAGTAGCTTTGATGGTTATGTTGGAGCTTCTGGTGGATCAGTAACTACTGGTTTATCATTCTCTGGTTCTTGGATGCAATATGCAACTTTAGAATTCGCAACTGAAATGGGAGAAGTTTCTTTCGAACTTGATGAAGTAGTTGTTTCGGTAACTGAAAGAAAATTAAGAGCAACTTGGTCGCCAGAATTAGCACAAGACGTTAGTGCATTCCATAACATTGATGCTGAAGCTGAATTAACGGCTTTATTATCTGAGCAGGTAGCAGCTGAAATCGATAGGGAAATCCTTAGAGATTTAAGATCTGGTGCAGCTTGGTCATTAAGATGGGATTACAACGGATGGAAAAGAGCTAATAATGGTGGTGGATTTAACGCATACACTCAGAAAGAGTGGAATCAGACGTTAATCACTAGAATTAACCAATTATCTGCACAAATTCATAAATCAACTCTAAGAGGTGGTGCTAACTTTATCGTAGTTTCTTCTGAAGCTTCAGCGATATTTGATGATTTAGAATACTTCCACGTATCTAACGCAGCACCTGAGCAAGATCAATACAATATGGGTATTGAGAAGATTGGTTCATTAGGAGGAAGATACACTGTATATAGAGATCCTTACGCACCAGCTAACTCAATCATTGTTGGACACAAAGGGAAGTCATTATTGGATACTGGGTACATTTATGCACCTTACGTACCATTACAATTGACTCCAACGTTACAAAACCCATTCAACTTTGCACCAACTAAGGGTATCATGACTAGATACGCTAAGAAAATGGTTAATAACCGTTTCTATGGTACAGTAACAATTGATGGAGTTGTAACATTTGATGTTAACTTATTAAGATAATCTTAATAATACAACTTAATATTAAAAAGGGTGGAATTTATTTTCTACCCTTTTTTTTTGTTTTAATAGATATTTATTATTATATTAGCATACTATGATTATTAAGAAAAAGCACGTATTATTAGAATCACTTTTAATTGACACTATTGATGAGTTTACACCACAAGAAAAAAAATTATTAACTGTTCTTCATCAAAAATTTGGTATGGGATCTGGTAAGATTGAAAAATCTTGGAACTTTGATAAGTGGGGTGCGGCAGCATTCTTAATAGAATATTTTGAAACTCCTTATGATATTGCACATGATTTAGCGTCTACCTATTATTGGAATGGTGAAAAATTGTTTAAGGAGTTCGAAAGTCTTAGGAAAAAAAATAATAGAAGTGATTTATTTATGAATCACGCATTTAGAGATATACTAGACGACTACATTGAATCAAAGAAAAATGAAGATAATAATTTTTATCTAACACAACCTGTAGAATATAACGTTAAAACTCAAAGTGAAAATGAAGTACTTCCCGGCATTATATATCAAAGTTTTCCACCAAGAAGTTATAAAGAATTGGAGGAGTCTAGAAAAGAAGCAAATGAAGTAAAATTATCTGTAAGACCTATGGTTTGGTCTACCTATAACGGTGTTATGTTATATATTCAACCTACTCAAGAAGATATTATAGAACCAAAGGATATAGAGACTACTAGTTGGGAGACGATGCGTAATATGGGTCTAACTGCATCAATACGATTAGATTATTATAAAGATGAAGATGAAAAATCTCAAAATTATCTTCGAGGTAAATGTGAATATAAATTCGGACATGAGTATAAAGATGAGGGTATAATATGGAGTGAGGACATAAAATTACCTGAAGTTTTATCTAAGGAAAGTGTTTATGAATTTATAGATATGTTACTAGAAAAATTACGTTCTACAATTAATGGAATGACGTTTATTTACGGTAAAGGTGTAAAAGAGAATTAAAATGACTTAAATCCTGTCTTATATGTATATACATATAAGACTGTTAAAAACCCCCTAAAATCGATTAAAATTAGTGTAATTTGTCTACTTGATTGACAATATTAAAGTTCATTACGTTAGTGTATTGTTTAACTTCTTGATTTGAAGTTAATTTTATGTCAATATAGTATTCATTTGGTATCATCCAAGACGTGTCTAGTAAGAAGTAATTTTTGAGATATGCCATATTAACATCTCTCCAGTCAATAACATTTACTTGTGCGTTTCCTTCAGTAACCCAAACTCTATATTGTAAATTATCAATTACTTTACTTTCATTAATTGTATAAGGTAATCTTGCAGAAACTAATATTTTTCTCACATCACCTCTTTTAATTCTTTCATCTCTTTTTACCCCACTTAATGACATTGCATAATCGACAGGTAAAGAATCGTTATTCCCTATTTGATAGTATTCCGTTTCTGGCTTAATTTCAAAGGATAATTCTACATTTTCAATGTCTACACCACCAACTTTTAAATCACTCCACTCATCATAATATAATACCCCACTATCTACTGAGTTAGGGACAAATACTTCTGCGTAATAAATGCCCGTAGAAACTTGTACAGTTTGTGCGGATGTAATCGCAGAAAAAACACTACCTTCATTGTCGTAAATTGTTACACTAGGATTACTATCTAAGTTTGTTGGTTCACCTCCTACGTTACTATATAAATAAATTTTATTATATCTATTTTTATAGAAATTTTTTCTATCATCTTTTATAGGGTTGTTATAATCAGTTTCTAAAAATGGTTGATAATATGTTTGAGTGTGTCTAGTAAAGAAACCGACATATTGTGCTGGTACAGTTATTATTTCTTCTAATGGTGGTACGAATGCAACTCCGTAACCGTAATTAGTTGTACCACCAGTAATTAAACTATTTACTTCTTCAGTCATATCCATTTCGATATTTTCATTACCTTTATCAAAATGTTGTGTTGCAACTGTGATTCCCGTTACTGAAGGTGTTACTGTAGTATATCCAGTTAAACCTTCACAAGTAGAACCAGTATCACCATTAAAAGAACAATACGTTTCTGCGGAATATACACCTTCATCCACCCAAGGTGTTAATGTATCAGATTGAAACCAATTACTAGCACTTTGTACAAAAGTAATATCGTTATCATCTTCTAATTTTATAAATCTTTGATAATCATAACCAGTCCCCTCATCCCAATCTTGATTTACTCTAAATAACATCAAATCAAAGGAAGATGTTCTTTGTTTTTCATCTAATGCTTTTTGTGCTTGTAAATTTCTATCAAAAAAAGAACTATTACACATTCTAAGAGTGTGAGTAACTTTAGATAAATCACCTAACTCACCATTATTATATCTATTTTGTAAATCTTCTATATCAAAATATAATAAATGTCTAGTAAAATCTGTTTCACTAGTTTTACCACCATAATACAATTCCGCAATAGGATTTCTACCCGTATTTACGTCGCTATTTTTAATTATAGTATTATTTTTATCTATGTAAGTTCTTATTACCATATCTTTTTATATATAAATATCTTAATTACTGTTAATGTTTTTATTTAATATACTATCTAAATCAAAATTTAACACATTTATTTTATTTGGTAATTCTGTTGCGGGCATTCCGTGATAATTGTGAGTATGTCCAGCCACATAAGATTTAACTAATTCTAAAAATTCTACTAATATATCACCATATACTAAAGGATGTGCTTCATTATTTATTTTCTTTTGTTCTTCAGTAGAAATTAATTCTTCAGGATTTGTTAAATTGAAGGTATGTGGTCCATCGTGACTAATTAAATTAATTTTATTACCTACCATATTAATAACACTCCCACTTCTCTCCGTATTGGCTTCCATTTTTACTACTTTAATGGTTTTTTTAACTTCTTTTTTATTACCTTTAAAAAATGCCACTCTACTGGTTACTGCCTCTTCCCCACCATATTCTTTTAATATTTCATCTGAGTTGGATTTTAATTTCCATTTTCCCACCACAAATGGTTTAATCGCAGTATTTGCGGCAATAATTGCACTTTCTCTTGTTGAAAAACCGGGGTTTAAAAAGTTTTGTTCAAAAAGAGTAGAATTGTTTTTTATTTGTGTAACTTTTATTCTCACCACATTTTTAGTACTTTGAGAATATTCATTAGGGGTTAAATTGCCGGCTAACACTTCATTATCAACATTTAATGTATCTATTTGAACATTTATTAAGGTTTCTGCTTTATCATAAACATAATTAGTTATTACTTTATCCTCTAAAGTTCTTACTAATTCATTACCACCGTATTTTACTTGAATATATCCTAAATCTCTATCATTAAATTGATTTTTTTCTTCAGTGTCTATATATTTACCTGCACGTATCCATATTTGTCCCTCTTTCAATATAACATCTGTGTTACCTCTTCCTTGTAAAGCGATGTCTTCCGTATTTGGGTAAACACCTTCGGTATTACTTAAAGTTATATCAGGTAATTTAAATTTACCGCCTGTCATTACTGATCTAGCGTCGACTATTGGATCATAATTTAATTTATTAGATTGAGAAATTAATGGACCCATCCAAAATCTCTGGCTGGAAAATTCAGTGTATTTTACACCTTTTTTATGTTCATATTGAAATACTAAAACTAATTCACCAATTTTAGGCATTACATTTAAAAATCTAGGTGTAAGTGGTACACAATAAGGTAATGATTGAACTGTCACATCTGATTTGTCTATACCATCTATTTTAACTCTTATTCTACCTGTTTTTTTAGGGTCATCAACATCCATAACTTCACCTACTCTAATTAATGGTATAGTTCTCCTGTTTAACTTATCATATGTTGCATTTGCATTTGCCATTAATCAATTCCTTTTTGTCTATTTTCTAATATAGTACTACCTAATAAATATTCTTTTTCTAAATCGTCTATTTTATCTAATAATTTAGTTATCTGTACTTTAAGAGATGAGTGATATTCTTTTATACTTTCTAATTCATGTTTAATATTAGTATTAGACATATCATTCCATTTTATTATTTCTTTTTGTTTTTCCATTTTATCTAATTATTCCTGAACCTTTTACTTGACCAATAATAGGTATATCATTAATACCAAAACCTATAGGTGTGGGTGGTGTACCTGGTGTATATACAGTTACATTTATTGCATTTTCAGGTATTACTATTTCTACTTTTGCGTCAGTTAGTAATGCTTCTACTATTGCATTTATTCTCTCTTTTTCCATCGCTAAATCTTGTTCAGAAGGTACTGCAGGTACACCTGCTTTTGTTTTATTAGACACTAATCTTGCCCATATTCCTTCAGCACTTAATCCAGGTCTTGTTGGCATACCCAACCCAATTTGTATTTTACTTATAGGTGGTAAAGGTGTAGGTGGATTTATAATCGACCTTAAAAATTTTGATATTGTATCTAATGAAGTTATACTCATAATTAACAGAATTTACCTAATCCTTCACCCTCTAATCCTAAAGATGCCTTAACAGGTCCTAAATTTAAATTATTGGTAAAGTTAGTTATATCATTATACTTATCTTTAACACCTTTTAGTGCATTGATAATTTTTTGTCGTGTATCAGGAGGTAAATTAGAAAATCCAGGAATTAACGATTGTATAGACAATTGATAATTTGCCCATTTTTCTTTTAATATTTTACCTAACACACACAATAATAAAGGTTTTAAATTTCTTAATATCCATGGTATTATTAATTCATATAATAATTTTTTTAATAATTCACCAATTATATTTCTCCATATGCAACTAGTTGCTTTATAATATTGTTTTAAACCACCCTTAATTTCACCATTCACTAAATACTCCATAAGTTGATTTAAATATTTATTTTTTGGTGAATTAGTTAGTTTAAATAATTCAGTAGTTATATTTGCTAACAATCTTAAAAAGAATTCAAAACCTGCTTTTTGTTGATCTATTGGATCTACATTATTACCGGTTTGTCGTACTATACTATCCATAGCACTTTTTATTAATTCTACTTTTTTACCATTATCTGTTGCACCAGATAATTGGTTACCTAAATCAATCAAAGTTTCTGGTGAAACTGAAGCAGTTTTTTTATTACAACAATCAGTAAAAACCATTTGTCCTTTTTTCTTATCTTCTACTGCTTTTTTAATGTTAACAACTTGTTTGGGTGTAAACTCAAAAAATGAATCATCTACAATGACTTCTTTATCATCTATACCGAATTCTATTAATTGATTAATATATGCGTCTGCCTCTGCTTCTTTTTCAACACATAAATCACTTATACCTTTTTTATCTCTTAAATTCTTAGTGAGGGTCCCAAACACACTGTCGATAGAATTTGGAAATAACGTTTCAATATCAAATAAAGGTAAAATACTGTCAATGTATTCTGTAGAAAAATCAGTTAAAGTTTTATTATGATAGTAATCATCAATTTTCATATTAATGACATTACTTTCTGCTTTAGTAGTTTGAGGACTGTTAGCTAATCCTGCAGTAAAGGCAGTTGATTCGTTTTCTAAAAAAGTAAAATGTGCAATTGTTCTACCATTTTTTGGGTTTTTCCACGGAATAGTAGCAGGTGCTTGTTGTATTACATTCCATAAAAATGAATTAAAACCATAATCATATTTTAATTTCCCTATTTCACTATTAGGATTTATTTTAAGTAAACATCTTTCATCAATATCTTCTACTTTTACATTAAAACCAATTCCTTCTTGTCCTGTAGTAGGATTAGTAAGAAATAACCATTCACCTATTGTAGGTTGTACCTTACATGTATAACATGAACGAATACCCATTTTAAATAAATTTGCTAATCTTATTTGAAGAGGTTTTATGACTGAAACCAACCAATTTAAAATTCTTGCCCTTAATTCATCTATTTTTAAATCACCCAACACCGCTAATATATCTTTAAGAAAGAAAAATATTGCAAAATTAATATTAAGAGAAGGTAAAGATGCATCTATAGTAAATGATGGTGCACCATTACATTGAGCCTTTAACTTTTTAATTTCGTCCATTATTTTTTGTTTAATGGCTAATTGCTCTTTTATAGTTTCAATTTTACTACAAATTTTATTTAATTTATTAGGATCCTCCATTTATATTTAGTCTAATTCGTAATCAGTGTTATTTTTTTCTTTTTTCTCATTAAATAAGTCTCTTAACAAATTTTTATCCTCATCACTTAATGAATTATCACTAGTTTCACTGTTAGTTTCTTTTTTATCAGTTTCTACTATTTGACTTTGTAATTTTGCTAAAGCTAATTTTCTATCAATAGTCGCCTCAATGATTTTCAAAGTATCATTATTTACTTTACCTATCATAGATTCATCATTTATGTCTTCAATTTCAGCTCTATTTTTTCTCTCATTTAATTCTTTTCGAGCACTATTCATTACATTCACACAATCATTATAAATTTCTTGCATAAACTCTTGGAGACTTCCCTTATCTAAATTTATTTTAGTTTTTTTTGGTCTTCCCATAAGATTTGTTTTTATATAAATACTGGAAAACTAAAATTATAATAAACCTTTATCTATTTTAAACCCCTTTAAAGCCGAATAAATCTTTTTGTATCTCCTCATTGCCACTCTTATGTCTTTAGTGGTTAATCCAGACAATTCTCTAATATATGCAAGAATCAAATTTTTATTATATTTATTCCCACTTTCAACTTGTTCAAATATAGTTTCCCAATTATCTAATACTTGCATTAAAGCATTACCTACTGCTAATTCATTTTCACTTAATTTACCGTGTTCTATTTCTGCTTTAATATTTGCAGAAATTTCTTTAATAAATTCATCTAATGGCGTTTTATCACCTTCTTCGATTGTGTATTGATAATCATCCATTTCTTCAACGGATTTATAAACATCATCATATGCTAAATCTGTTTTCATTCTTTTATCAGATTTAAGTAATTGTCCTAATAAATAATTTTTACAAATAGTTCCAAAATATGAATAAGCTTTTTTTCCTTGTTCAGGTTCAAACTTATTCATTTTCATTGCTAAAAATGATAGTGTATCTGCATGTAGATCTTCAAACTCCATATCTTTTCTATAGAGTTTATAACGTCTAATGATTGATTCTATCATCTTATTAAGTGGAGCACGTAAACTTTTATTGTAAATTTTATTACGTTGGTGTTCATCCTCACAAGTCAAAAATTCCACAACTGCTTTTTCCTCTTCAGGTCCGAAATATAAATTAGTGGTTCTTTTCCTACCTCTTTTTTTAATTTCTTCAGACATTTAAGTGGTTTCTACATCGTATGTTATTTCTCTATCTTCAGTGAAAAAATATTCTTTTTTAGCTTTATTTACCCAAAATTTACTTTCAAGTACGTTAACAGTGTTTTTATATTCATCAAATAATGATCCAGCACGATTATTAATATGTTTATATCCTAACTTAGGAATCACCATAATTTGGACATCTAAGTAACTTAATCTCAATAAAAATTCATAGGTAAAAGTTAACTTCATATGTTTCTTTAATCCACCATGTTCTTGAAATATTTCTTTATTTACTACCATCCCATCGAAATTGAAATTCTGTATTTTTTGTAAAGTTTCATTATCTAATAATCCCATATTTTCGGAAACATTTTGTACCCATACATTTTCATTTGTAAAAGATATAAACTCACCTTTTTCATTACATTCAAATACTATTGGTAAAAATACTCCAACTTCAGGATATGATTCTCTATATTTTACAACATTATCAAACCATATTGGTGATAATACATCATCATACTCTAGAAAAGAAAAATAGTTACTAGTAGATTGTTCTACACCATAATTTATTTGTGATTGAAAATCATAATTACCTGTTTCATTTTCAATAACTTTTGTAATTTTTTTAATTTTACCATAATCAAAAGAATCTAAAAATTTAATTAACTTTTTATCGTTTGAACGTACAATTAAAACTTCATCTGGTAAAATCTTTTGTTCAATTATACTATTGATTGCTTTTTCAAAATATTCACTAACACTATCATCTAATTTATGTATAGGAATAATTAAACTAATATCTGTTTTCATAACTATTTTTTTATTTTGTTGTAATTTCTTCTTTTTTATTATTTTTAGTCTCTTTAGCGTCTACCACCCCTAATTCAGTTAATCTTCTACTAAAAATTCTATTATATACTTCTTTAATTTGTTGTTTACTTTCTTTTTCTGTATATTTGTTTTCGTACTCTTTCATTGTATTTAATACATTTTCAGGTAATGCATCTTCTAAATATAAACCAACCATAGTTGCTATCATATCAGGAATTGCATTTAAGTTAGTTACCCACACACCATTATCAATTAATTTAAGTGCACCATTTTCATCACTTTCCCCCATCCATTCTGGTATCATTCTCGGTATTTTACCAATAACTGGTGTTTCACTTTTCATTGATTCTAAGGGAAAAGTACCAAAACTAGATAATTCATCTACCCAAACACTTAAAAATGATTCGGATAAACTTTTGGCAAACTCTTTTCTAGGTAATCCTGACATATCTCTAAAAGTAATGAAACGATAGTGAGGGTATTTTTGAAAAAATACTTTTACAATTTTTAAAATTTCTCTTTTGTCTCTAGCCGATATAGACACTGTAGGTATTTTTGGTTTTTCACTATTTTTAAAGTAATCTGGTATACCAATAGGTATAACTTCTGTCACTAAATTTCTAAAGATAGATTCTACATATTTCTTTAAATTTTCATTTGTCGTAATAACCTCATTAATACCAAACGCATTCCAATTTTCACCAATCTCTAACATTTCAAAAATATATTCATATGATTGTAAGAATACTATTCTTTTACAAGGAAAATTAACAGTTTGTTTCATTATACTTGCAAATGCTTCCGGAATTATCACAAAATCTTGTGGTCCTACTTGTAAAGTTTGAGATTCTATAGAAACGTGAGGTAGTTCAGCATATTCTTCACCTAACCATTCTGCGATTCCCATACCTTCTTCATTTCCTCTTAATCTATAATCGTTTTTATCATGTAAAATTTGAGCATTAAACCCAAACTCCCTTAATGTTTTAACATGTTCATAAATTGTTGCCACACCTGCGGTGGGATTCCCTTTAGTATCTAAAGTAAAAAAATAGATACCAAAATCTTTGTTTACTATTTTTTGAATAGTGTCTTTTACTGTGCTTTGATTGTCACTCATTTTTTTTGTTTTTTTTTTATTGTTATAATTCTTTTAGTATACCCTTCATTAATAAGGTATTAAATGATAATTTAAATGGTATTGGTAATTGGTTTAGACCTACCATACCTAATTTATCGTCTACTACATCGTTGTAACTCAATACTGCTCCAATTAAATCTCTATACATTTCATATTTGGTGACATCTATTTTTAGTGACGATAATGAGTCTTCTTCGTTATTTTCGTTTGGTACTTCTTCACATTTAGTTTCAACACCGTATTGTACTTGTTCTGCTAATTTATCGATATCGAAATAAAATTCTTTACCCCCCACATTTAATAAAATATCATCCATCTTAATCTTTTTTTTTAATGTAAATTATTATTCGAATAAGTAAACCTTAAATTACTTATATATCTTCATATTCAATTGTTTCAGTACTTAAAATTTTTTCTAACATACTTTTATCTTCTAATAGTTCTTTTAAATCTACTACAGTATAATCAGAATTATTATTTTTATTATATGTGTTGATAACCTTTACTGATACTTTATTATTTGGTTTAGTATCTAAAGTTTCAGGAGATGCAGTAATTAATACATCTACATGTTCCCACTTATTTACATAATCTCTTACAAACTTAATATTATTAACTTTAGAAGATAGTTTAGATAAGAAAAATAAAGTTGCTGGTTTACTATTGTTTAATTCTTTACTAATAATAATGGGGGTATGCCCCATATCTTCTATCATATTATGTAATTGGTTTAAATGTTCAACGGAATTTAATTTTACTTCACCCGCATGACCAAATATTTCTAATGAAGCGTCTACATACATAAATTTATTTAATTGTTGAGTACCCCCACTAAATTCGAAATATTTTAATAAATCTAAATCTTTAATATCTCTTTCAATTATTTTATTTTCACCTGTTTCTTCATCAATAATTGGGTAATATTTATCATAAACTAATTCAAATTTTGTTATAAAATCTCTTATAACACCATCTATCGTAATTCCTATTTTCATTGTTCTAATTTTTCAAATACCTCTTCTATTTTTTTTATTATTGGGTTTCTAACTACATCATTAGGATTTCTAAGTTGTACACAACCGAATCCTTCAACATCTTTGAATTTATCCAATACTATTTCTAAAGAAGAATCTTTTTTATTTCTTATATCTTTTTGTCTTACGTCCCCCATAATAACCATTTTAGAATTATCACCTATTCTAGTCATTAATGTTCTTATGTTATCCATTGATATGTTTTGTGCTTCATCAATTAGTATTATAGAGTTATCTATACTTCTTCCTCTCGCAAATGCGATGGGAACAATTTCAATAACACCTAATTCAATTAGTTTTTCCATCCTACTTCTACCAATTAATTTTCTAATATTATCAGTGAAAGATTCCATAATTGGTGCCATTTTATCTTTTAATTCACCCGGTAAATGTCCTATTTCTTCACCTTTTAACGCAGTAATAGATTTAACTAAAACAATTCTTTTGTATTTAGGTCTAGATTTTATTAATTTAAGTGCTTCTGCACATGATAAAAATGTTTTTCCCGATCCCGGTAATCCACTACAAATAGTAATTTCGTTTTGTTTGATTGAATTAACTAATTTTTTTTGATTTTCTGTTTTACACTTAACGTGTACAGAGATGGTTTGGAATACTTTTTCTTCTTCTACATTATTCCTATTTAGGAATAATTCCATTTCTTCTATCTCTTCTTGTGAAAGTTGTTTGTTCTTTCTTCTACCCATATAAAATTATTTTATATTAATATATGGGTAAAATGAAATAAAGTATATGATTAATTATATTTTTTTATTATTAAATAACCAATCATCTATATAGGTTTCTTTAATTTCCATAATATTAAATATTTTTAAAAAAGTTTTCCATATACTTCAACTCTACAAGAGGATAGCTAGTATTAATTTTTTTAAAAACACTATCATTTTTTACTTCACAATAAAATTTATAATGATTTTTATAATTATCTTTAACTATCTGATTTTTAACTGCTGGTGGTAAATTACTTTTGTACCCCCTCCAAATACCTAAATGTAATCCGTGATGTGGTCCACTCCCTCCTATATCTATTTTAAATTTATTTTGAGGTAATTTACCTATACCTTTGTTAATTATATCGTATAATAAATGTTCATTTCTGTAACGTTGGGATAAAGATAGTTTTCTATTTTTTAGTTTTGTTGAGTATTGTTTTATAATATTAGACATTTTTTCATAATATTCTTTAACTTTAAAAAAGTGTAAACCGGTAAATCTTTTTTGTTTAGGTCTTATAGAATTACTATACGGTAAGTTATTATTTTTTAAATGTGTTATATGGGTTTCTCCGAGTGTAGGGGTTTCTTTACATATTAATATATCTACATCACCAATATACACATAATCAAAATCACTAAATACATCTTCAGGTATTACCCATCTAATAGATTTCAATTTTTGGTTATCTTTGGGGTATCCCGCAAAAAATCCTTCTTCAATAGAAACTAAATCGTTGTTAATAACATTAATTAATTCTTTAGTCTTTTCAGATAAACTTCCTAAAAATAAAACTTTTATAAAATAATTAGGGTAAGATTTAGTTATAAAATAAATAAAATAAGGAATATATTTTTCATAATTTTTATTAACAACTACCGATATACAAATTTTATTATTCATCACACTACAAATTTTTTATTTAAGTTTAATTTAATATATTATTTTTAACAAATTCTAAAGAAGTATGTTTTTTTGTCCACTCATACTGTTTTTTTGAAATCGATTTTATTTTATCAGGATTTTCAATAAAATCTTCAATGGTTTTACGTAATTCACTAGGATTAATACTTATACTAGGAGGGTTTTCAAAAAAAGGTTCAGTGATTAATTGTGGTGAGCTAGTAATAAGTACATTTTTAACTAACATAGCCTCTAAACCTGATTTACCAATACCACCCTTAAAACCTAATAATTTTTTAGACAAAGAAGTAGATACCATTTGATCTATAAAAATATGTGTTTTTTCTTTAATTTTTATACAATCACTCCATTTTTTATCTCTAATCACTATTAGTTTTTGATCGTGTAAAGTTCTTTTAATAAATTTAGTACCTTTTAAGTTACTAGAGTATTTTAAACCTGGAGAATGAGAAAAAGTAAGTTCCTCATATTTTTGTATTTCTTTATCTAATGGTATTCCTATGTGTTGAAAATATGGTTTATATTTAATAGATTTATCCAAAAAAGGTATTTTATCAGGCATTATTAATACTTTTACATTAGGGTTATTTTTTAAAATATTATTAACTCTTTTATTTTTCTTTAAAAATCTACCATCACTTATTACTATTATTAATTCTTTATTCTTAAATTTTTTTAATTCTATATTATCTAAAGATATTGCACCAAAAATAATTATTCTTTTAGAATTTTTTAATAAGTTAACACATAATTTAGTATTCTTTTCATAAAAAAATTTATTTTTAATCATAGAATCAAAATCTCTTCTTACCGACCTAACTAATATTGTACAACTATTTTCTATGTGGTTAGCAATAAAACTTATACCCCCATAGGAAGAGTCGTTAGAAAATAAAACTGTTTCTACCGACATAATTTATTTTTTAATTATTTTTGCTGGTGTTCCAACATAAGTATTATTAGAATCTGCATTACTATTTAGAAAAGAATTAGCCCCTAAAGTAACATTAGAACCTACATTCATACCATTTTTTAAAGATGCGTTTATACCACAATAAAAATTCTCACCTATTGTATTAGAACCAGCAACTACACAATGTGAAGTAAATAGTGAATTTTCACCTATTATACAATTATGTCCAATGTTAGTATAAGAACCTAATTTACAACCTTTTTTAATAATAGTATTTTCTAATGCACCCTTTTTAATATCACTATGTGAACCAATTTCTACATTATCTTCTATTATAAGCCCCCCTATCTGAGGAAATCTAATCCACTCATCATTTGTGTTTTTTTCAAATCCCATACCGTTAGTACCTAAACAGGAATTTTCTCTTATTATACAATTTTCACCAATAGTAACATTACTATGGATAACTACGTTAGGATATAGTATCGTACCTTCACCTATAATAACATTTTTAGAAATATGAACGTTATCCATTATTGTAATATTAGGTGAATTATTTTTATGATAGTCAACATAGTTTGTGGGATTAATTTTTTCCTCAACTAATTTTAAAATTAAAATATAAGTTAACCTAGAGGTAGTTTCCTCACAAACTAAATGAATAATATTTGGGTTTAATTTTTTAAGTTTTTTTAGTGTGTTATAATCACGCTCACTAATAATTAAAATTCCGTTAACAAAATTATTATAAAAACTAATATTTTTAACCCAATATAAACAATCTTCAGATGTATCTTCTTTTTTACCAATTCTAAGATTTTCAAAAACACATTCATCTTTAAATTTTACATTACCTAGTTTTAATATGTCCTTAACTTTTACTTTCATAAAGTTCTTTTTCTTTATGATACTTCTTTGCCGGATTACCAAAGTAAATCCCACTATCCATAATGTCTTTATTGACAAAAGACAATGAACCTATTGTAGTATTATTTACTATAGAAATACCATGTTGTAAAACACTATTAGTGCCTATGAAACATTTAGCACCAATTTTAGCACCACCTATTTGTATTTTTCCTGAATCTAAATTATTCGTCATAACTCTAGGACAAACATAAGTATCATCACCAATTTCTACTCCTCTAGCGATTATTGAATCATATCTTAGTGTAACTCTATCACCAATCTTACAATTTCCTGAAGTAGAAACTCTAGAATCAATATAACAGTCTTCACCAATGATGGTGTTTTTTCTAAGTTCTACATAATTTTTAATAATTGTGTTATCACCAATGATAACATCTTCTTCTATCACACAAAAACTTCCTATTTGAACGTTTTCTCCGATAATTGCTTTTTCTGATATATTATTCATTTTCATAATTTTTTTGTTTTTGTTATAGTATCCATCTTATTACTTCAAAACATTCAGCGTATAAAGTATTTATCTGTACCCCCCTAGTTCTAGCTAATGACTTTACGAATTCTTCGTTAGCATAGGGTCTATGAGATTGAGATAAGTATTGTTTTATCGCTTCAATTTTTTTATTAATGTGTTTTTCCTCTAATTTCATAAAAGAAGTAGTATTAAATGTTAAATTATTCCAAGGTAATTCATACGACAGTAAACTACTAAATTTAAACGCTCTAAACCCTTCTTGTGCAATAGTATAATGATCTTGATGTACATCGGTTAATGAAGGTATAAAAACTATATCGGGTTGTATACTCTTTTTGAGTGTTAAAATATCATCTAATATTTCTTGTCGTTGGTAATTAAATGTTCTTACGTTATAATCTAAAAGGATTAAATTATCTTTTGGGATACCTAAAACCTTACTAGCTTTTTTAATTTCAGTAATTAAAATATCTTCAGGAAATTCTTTTTTAACTGATTGTTTACATGCAGAAAACGCTGCACAATAAACAATATTGCCGTCTTCTATTAACTTATTTACTGTTCCACCACAACCAAACTCTAAATCATCAGTATGTGGGGAAAGAACTAAAACTTTTTTATTTTTAATATTCATCGTATACATCTAACCAATCGTTATTAACATCTAAAAATTCAATAATATCATCTGCGACATTTTCACTATTTTCATTTCTTTTATCATATTCATTATTTATATGATTAATAATATCTTCTACTGTTTTATAATTCAAAGAATTAGGTGTATTACCATTATGTACACAATGTCTTCCTGTTAACCCCATTTCTAAAACTGTATTAGGTAAACCATCATGTTTAGTTAACCTTAAACCAATAAAACAACTTTCATAAACTTTTTCTAACTCTTCTTCACTAAACGATTTCGCATTAGCTTCTATGATATTGTAATCAGTTTTTTCTTTAATAATATCTACTAAATCTCCACCGTATTTAATTCTATCTTCACCACTATAAAAGTATATGTTTTCACCTTTTTTCTCTTTATAATTTTTAATTGGTGTTGTAGGTGTTATAGGTAATAATATATGTGGTATATTTTTTTTAGTTAAGGTTTCCGAGATGAATTTAGATTTCGCAATATGTCTTATTTTACCTGCTTGATTAATTAAATCTTTATTTAAAAATTGTGCATCCGAACCACACCAAACAACCGTCTTATGTCCTTTATGGTTTATTAGTGCCATATAATCTTGCATAGTATATATTCCATTGAATATACAAGGTTTGTTAATATCTGTGTATTCATTTAAACCGTATTTTTTTAATAACTTATTTTTAAAAAAACTTAAACCTGGCGCTACTCTCATTTGTGTAATAGTAGTAGGGGTATTAATCTTTTCATCAACTTGATTTATTACTCTTTTATATAAATCTATATATTGTTCTGTAATATAATCTGTATTAAATAAATTCATATCTTTTGGAAATATATCATCTTTTATTTCCTCTATATCACCTGCGGGATCCACTAAATATCCAATCCCTTTTTTATTGTGTTTAAATCCTTCTATTAAAGTTCGTCCTAAATATGAACCACATACTTTTTCACATTTCTCATATAACTCACTTAAATCTGACATTTCTTCAAAATATGTTACGTGTTCGTTTTCTTCACTTATTTTTTTAGCATAACCAAAATCATTATCGTTACCAACTAAAACTAAATTTTGCCCCTTTGATTTGGTTTTTTCCGTAATATCATACACCATCTCTTTTCTAAGATAATTCATTGTACCCGGTAATAAAACGAAATTTTCAATGTTAATACTTTCTTTAACGTTCTTATTATTATTTTTTTTATCTTCAGTTATATTATATATCATTTCAATATCTGATTCTTTAATTTCTTTAAAATTTTTACACATATGTTCCTTAACTGGATCACTTATTGCAATATATTTTTTAATTTTTTCATCAAATAAAGGATATTCTACGGGTAAAGTTCTAGAACGTACAATGTTAACAAATTTGTTTTGTGGAAAAAGATTTAACAAAGTCTTACCTATTGGTTGATGATTTATCTGAATAATATCAAATTTCTCATCTTTTATTTTATAAAGTTTATTTTTTTCAGAAACTATTATTTTACCATTCATATTTAGTACCCATTTTCCATCACCTTTTTTATAACCAGGAGGAGTATCTAAATTATGTAATTTAATCCCTATTTTTTTTGCCTTTTTTTCTAAAATCCCCCCTATATTTGAATAGACATGTACCTCACACCCTTTTTCTTTTAGTGATTTTGATAATTCAAAGGTTGAGATTTCAGATCCGGTTAATCCATTATAATTCATACACCCCAATAAAACTTTTAATTTTCTATTCTCAAAATTCTCATCTACATGCATGGGTAAATTTTGTTCATTATTCTTAACAAAAAGTTTTCTGTTTTCTTCCCACTCTACATTAGTCTGCCCTATAGACATATGATTAATTCTAACTTTGGTAATTACACCAACCTTACATCCTTTAATTTTATTTTCTACACAGAAAGTTACATCATAAAAATGAAAACCTTTCACATCTTCATTAAACGTAGTTTTTATTTTGTCTTTTTTAAATGAAAACCATAATCCATCTACTAAAACTACCTCTTCTACGTTGTCACCTAAATCATCACTGTATACACTTAACCAACTTTTATTATTATGGGTGTGTTTAACTTTACCATACATTTTTTGTTGATTGTCCCACCATCTTCCACTTTTACTTAATTCTTTAGTACCTGCAACACCAATTATACTATATTGAGGATTTCTATCATATATTTTTAATAATTTCTTACCCCATTGTTTAGTTTCTATCATTATATCATCATGACATATAACAATAGTATCATATTTTGCTTCTTTAATACCTCTATTATAACATTTAGTTAAAGACTCACCATTATTAATTATTTCAATTACTTCGATATGTTTATGAAGTCCAGATGATTTAATAATGTGTTCTTTATGTGAGGGCTTAGTTTCTCTAGTACAGTATATAACACTAATCATTTTTTAATTGTTTTAACCGATCTTCTAATTCAAGCATTTTATCCTCCACCCATTTTATAAGCCATCCATTACTATACTCGCTCATCACTAATTCTACCTCTAATTTTTGAAGGTATTTTTCGATTTTTTTAATCTCTTCTTCTTTCCCCATACTTTTTAATTTTTACCTGTTGATCCAAACCCACTATTACCTCTACTAGTAGATGATAGATTTTTATCTTCACTATTTACTAATTGAGACACATTTTGATTTACTACGTTCATAATAACGCCTTGTGCAATTCTATCACCATCTTCAATGGTATATTTGTCATTACTTAAATTTATTACTATAATACCAACATCCCCTCTATATCCTTCATCTACTGTTCCTGGTGTATTTAATACTGTAATACCATGTTTTAATGTCATACCACTTCTAGGTCTAACTTGAAGTTCAGTATTAGGAGATAATTCAAAACTTAATCCAGTAGGTATTAATTTTCTCTCTAATGGTTTTAGTGTTATTGATTCTTTTAATGAAGCCCTAATATCGAAACCACTATCACCTACATGTGCATATGTAGGATCAGGATTATTACTTTTATTAACAAACTTAGTAATAGTTTTTAATTGTCCATTTTCATGTAAGTTTTTATAATGTTCAACTACGTTAGTAATGTTATTGACACCATCATCGATGTTAGTTCCATTACCATATTCGTTAACCATAGTTGTTATTTCATCTAAAATTTTATTTAAATCCTCAATACTATTTTCATTATATTCTTCACCCATTACTTATTGTTTTTTTCTTCTATTATCGCTAATTCATTAGCTTGTTTAAGTATTGTAGACAAAGTACTACCATACCATTTTGATTGTTTGTCATCATCAGGTTTATCATAATTTACTATTGCCTGATATTCTTCCTCACTTAATGTAACACCATATTTCATAGCGTAATAAACTGATCTTTCACCTATTTTCATTGAAGTAATGTCTTCATTAAACTCATACATTTTTCCTTGATTAGTTCTATGCCATTCAGATTCGCACCATTTATAAAGAAAAGTTTTACCTATTTGGTGTAAAAAACACACCTTAACTATGGATTGTGCATCTACGGATAAACTATCAGGTAATAATTTATTTATACCTATAGCATATTTGGTGGTTTTAAGAACGTGATCAATTAACCCACCAGGAAAAGCATTATGTAAAGATGTCATAGTCGATGCAGGTGCAGTTAATAAATCTTCACCTAAATAATCTAATAATTCTTTATTTAATATACCATACAACTTATTCTTTTCTAAGAAAGTTTGTTTATTTTTTAATATTTTATCTTTTAATTCTACTGTTTTTGACATAATTTTAAATTTTCTTTAAAAATAATTAATTTATTTTAAAACATCAAATTTTTTGCAGGTTCTTTTTTATTTATTAATGATTTGTAAAGTAATAATCGTTTTTCACAAACAGATTTCATATCATATTTACCATTTACTTTTTTATATAGATTCTCACCTAATTTTTCGATTTCTTTAGGATTTTCAATTAAATATTTAATATGTTTAAACCAAAACTTATGATTTTTATTTTCAGGTATTAATATACCATTACATTTCTCAGTATTATAATTACCTCCTCTTTCATATGCATTTTCAATGTCTATTTGATAAGGTCCAAAATCTTGTCCTATTAAAGCTTTCTTATGAAATCCAGCTTCTATTACTTTTAACTGAGATTTAACTCTATTAAAGTCACTTTCTTTAAGTGGTGCTAAAGAAACATCAAATAGATTATAATTAGATGCGTAACTAGTAATTGGTTTAGTCCATATTCTTCTATAGGGTTCATTTTTTACGTTTTCATATTCTTTCTTTTCAAATTTAAGTAAAAAATCTTTATATTCTGGACTAACAATTTTATAATTATCAGTAAATATTTTTTCGTATTTATACCATACACTTTCTTTTGGTTTAATAGGTCTTTGTTTTTGTTTACCAGTTTCTCTATCAATTACAGTCATAGTTCCTCTTAAATCATATCCACATAATACAAATTGTACTTTATCTATTAAACCTGCAGATTTGATACTACTTACTACACCAGATAAAATTTCTAAATCTTTTAAGTGAGAAGATCCACCTAACCAACCTATACGAACTCTATCACTTTTTTCTGTATTACTTTTATATTGTTTTTCTTCTGGATTAATTGCGTTAGGTAAAACAAATACATTTTGATTAAATTTTGTTATTTCTTTCGCAAAAATAGGTGTAGTTGTAGTTATGTTACGAGCAATTTTTAAATTATCTGCAATCTTTTTATTTAATTTTTGTTGTTTAATAATTGCCCAAGCTGGGTGATCAGGACCCGGTGCCCAATGATCATCAATATCCATAATAGTGGTTATACCTAACTCATCACATCTCTTAAGAACAGACTCTATTTTTTCATATGGACCTAATGTTCTATGGTAATGAATTAAATCATATTGTTTTAAGAAATCATCACTCTCCAAATCTGGCTCATAATCTATATCTACATAAAAGTCGTTAGGATAATATTCTTGTAATTTAATGTGGGGTATTGTAGAACGGTAATAAGATACACCTGTTCTATCACTAGGTACTACTAAAATTTTTAATTTACTCATAATAAAGTTTTTTTAAAATATAAGTAAAAAAACTTTATTAATAAATGTTATTTATAAATTTTTTACAACGTTTGTTTTAAAATCTTTTTTATAGGGTTCTAAATCTATAGGCTCAATCGGTATCGCTTTTATTTCTTCTTCAATAGGTGTAGTATAATAATATGGTCCCCATTCAGTATATCCCTCACCAATACCAAAAATACCAATATCTGGAAAACGATTTTGTGCGAATAGTAATCTAACAAAATTATCTTTTAATTGAAAACCTACATCGATAAAACTATCAATATACTGATATTTAGTACTTAAGTTAACAGATTCTATTTTAATATTCACATATCTATCATCTACGATCTCTATGGAAACCGTACCGGAACCATAAACTTCGAAGTAAATAGCACCACCTATATTTAAATCTCCGTTAATAGAAATATTGATTGTACCATCATTTAAATTATAATCTTTAAATATAATCTCATTTATTTCATATTTAACATCAACATTTCTTAATTTATTCCATTGTGTTTTTACAAATCCAACATTAACCGGTGATTTAACAGGTAAAAATTCACCTAATTTAGTTTTATCGTCAAAAGGTAATTGATTGTTAACTGCCGTATTTATAAGGTTTATTATTAAATCTTTATTTTCTCGTGTAGATAAAATTTCTACGATGTCTTCTGTCTTACCCTCAACAAACTTTATAATGTTTGAGACTGCTTTTGCGTAATCTATACCAAATTGATCACCGTTAGTTTCAAATCCAAAGTCAGATAGTACTTTTGATAGGTCTTCTACACTATTAATAGTATTATTATCACCCATTAAATAAACACCTAGTGCTTTTGCAGTCATATCACCAAATCCAGGCGCACCAGTATCTATGCCCGTATGTTTTTCTATAAATTTTTGTATTTCATAATAATTGGGTCCTGGTAATTCTTGTTCTGTAACTATATTACCGTATAATCTTTCTTCATTAAATAAAGATTTTATTCTAATAATTTCACTTAGAAAATGTTTTTCCATAATAATAAATATATTTTTTTTTAATAAAAATTTGGTGGTTTAAATTTTTTTTGTATATTTGTCACATCAAACCACTAAATGTTAATAATATGTTAAATTTATCAGATTACTCAAAAATTTATAAAACAACTTTTAAAAATGGGGATGTTCATTTTGGTAGAGTTGTATCCTCTAAAAAATATTCACCTAAAATTTATTTGAATGATCAAATTAGTAAAGTCAAATCTAATAGTAAAAACCCTAATAGAATTAATATGACTACTGAGTTTGAGTTGAGGGTACAAAGAGAGATAGATACTGTTAAATGTGAAATAGTTTTTGAGGGTTTGACTGCGGAATGTTGTCAAAAAAAGGATTCTTTGATATATAATAGTAAACAATGTATTAATTACAGAAAAAGTGTAATGAATAAAAAAAGAGTTGACGTACCAAGAACGATTAAAAAGGATTATGTTAAAAAATTAATTAATCCTACTACTAAAGAAATTTTTTATTACGTAGATTGGAGTTGGGCTAAGTCTCATCCATATTTCTCTAAACACATATCAATCGATAAATCTCATCCATTACACCCTAATTTTAAAAAATTGACAATAGAAAATATAAAAATCTTATAAAAAATTTGGTAGATTAAAAAATTTTTTGTAATTTAGTATTATAAAAATTAAACAACTATGAAATATTTTAATAGACACGAATGTATGGGTAAAAAAACCCTAAGAAGTATTAGTGAGGCAACAACAGAACTATTCGGCATAGATGGTGTTAGTCCTTTTGGTGGTGTAGGTAATATGTTATACGGTTTGTATGACGGTTTTGACTACTCAGATAAAATTCGTTCACACGAAGATATGGAAACCATTAAAAGTCAAAAAATGGATTTGTATGAAAAGATTTTAAATATCTGTAAGGATGTAGATACATACCCTAAACACGAACATGATGTAACCGTACATTAAAAAAACTTCTAAAAAGTTTGGCAGTTTAAAAATTTTTTGTATCTTTACAATATCAAATCAAATAACTATGGGAAATTCAGAAATCACAATCAGAGTACAAAATTACAACGGTAATAACGGATTTATTAATTCATTACAGAATGGGTTAAAAAAATATGGTAAATTAACCGAAAGACAACTTTTGGCGGCAGGTAAATTTTTTACTAAACTTAATAACTCAACTCAAACACAACAACCTAAAGAGGTTAATGTGGATATCAAAATTACTAAATTCATTGCTAAGAGAGTTGCGGAAGAGAATGAATTAGAGTTTAGACCTTTTTTAATGACTATTAGTAAGGTTTTGAAAGAGACTGAAAGAGCGTATCAAGTAGTTGGTAAACTAACTGTTTCAGATGTTTCATCTTGTAGAGTGTGTGGTAGAGATTTAACGGATTGGAGATCACAGGCGACTGGTGTAGGACCAGTTTGTTCCAAAACATTAGGTATACCATATGTAAAGAATGAATTAGATGTTGCAGTTTATAAGAAACTACTTAAAATGAAAATTGATAAAATTGGAGATTTAACTTTTTGGTTGGCAAAATCACAAATTGTCGAAGGAAAAGAAGATTTAGAAAATAGTTTAAAATAAAAAAACCCTCTTCGGAGGGTTTCTTTTTATACTCTTTTTTTCTTTTTTGTTGGTAGTGGTTTTAATTTACCACCGAATATTGTATCACCTATTTTGATTTTAATATCTTCAGTTACTAAAGATTTATCTAAATACTCTTCTACAACCTCTTTAACTACATCCCCTATCTCTTCTCTAACTATTTGTCTAATATCATTAGTTTCATAATTAGATGTGGGTGTTGGTAGTGGTTGTTGTGTGGGAACACTTTCATTTACTAAGTCTTGTACATCTGATAATTCAAAAGTATGATTAGGAGACTCAGGAATCTCTATTGGGTTATTAACCATTGCATCTAATACTTCTTTAGGCATCTTAGATGTTTTTAAATTCCTATATTGTCCATTTTGTGGTGCTACTGACCTAGTACTACCCTTAGAATGTCTACTAATGTAATCTTCTGTTAAGTTCGGTATTTCTTTTTCTTCAGATGAAAAAGAATTACCACCTTGTGTATTTTTAATAGTAGAACCATGATTTTCATCAGTTTTTTGCATTACCGCTTTAGATCTACTTAATATTTCTGCTAATTTACTTGCGTTACTCATAATTATTCAAATTTTGTTATATAATATATGTTTGTCATATCTTTATCTCCTGTTGGGTTAAATAGTGGTTTAGCTTCATTAAACGTACCACCTAATGTTCTCATATTTTGCATTCTATCAGTCCTAAATAATTTCCAACCTGGTTGTATAGTTTTTGTGTCACCACCTACTTGATACACCCTTATTACTTCGTTTCCCGCTTTAGATACTCCATAACAATATATTTGTACCCATCTTTTTCCTTTTCCACCTGGATCTTCTTCATCATCATAGTTTAACTCAATAATTCTACGTTTACGCATAGCATTCATTATGTCACCCTTAGCGGCAACTTCTAATATAAGACTTTCTGCTAAATTGTAAAGTTTCATTATGATTTAAGTAGCTTTAAATTGATTTTTATTACCATCTGTTGATGGTGTCTCATATGGTTTTTCTGCACTATACTTATTTTTTGCAATATTTGCAATTCTACCAGAACCTGGTTCGTTAGATGAACCTATTTCATCACTTAATGAACCACCATTATATGTATCTAAAAAATTGCCTGTACCTTTACCTTTATTATCCCCATCTGATTTAGCATTAGGGTGTTTAGCGCCATATTGGTTTCCTTCACCATTCTGATAAGTATTTTTGATTATATTGTCTGTTCTGAATTGTTTACCTAATTCTTCTAATTTACTCGCCATTTTTTTATTTTTTATAATTATACGTTATTAATTTCTTTATTTTTTTTACTTCTTCGTAAACTGGTTTACCTCTAGATATTTGTCCACTAATGTCTTTATGTATTTTAGGTAAATTTATTTTTAAAGTTTCTCTATTAACTTTATTAACATCTTTGTTATGAGATTTAATGAATTGGTTAGATAATCCTGTTTCCATTTTTATCTTTTTAGGTGCTTTAATTGCGGCAGTTTCTCTATTTAATGTAGAGTCTACCCAATTATGCATTGTTTTTCCACCATTTAATCTATATTCCATATCATCCGTACTACCTTCAAATGTATCAAACCAATTTTTAATTCTTTTCATTTGTGAGTATTCTATTAGATTGTTATTTAATATTCCTTTAGCTCTTTTATATCCCTCACTTGTTTTACCATTTTTATTTAATGCTTCATATCTTTTTACTGCAGAATTAATTGCATTGGTTACATATTCAGGACATGA